GTTACCCAAGACCCTGTAGTATTACTATAAGCCGCCTGATACCCAACCGCTGTGTTGTTAGATGCGGTGCTGTTGAGTAGAAGGGCATCATCGCCAATAGCTGTATTATAAGAGCCTGTAGTATTTAGAAGTAAAGCACCATTACCTAGCGCACTATTTGAAGCTCCGCTTGTATTAGTGCTAAGAGCATTTGATCCAATTGCCGTGTTCTTACCACCTGTTAAAGAAGCATCAAGCGAACCATCACCCAACGCCACGTTGTTTGTACCAACAGGATAGTTACCGTCTAGCTTGATTGTGCCGCCGTCTACTGAAACATTACCTGCAACTGTAAGGCCGTCTGTTACGGCTGTGCCTGTTACGTCAATACCTGTTGATGTTGTGGTTAGTTTTTTAACATCGTTATAATACAAATCAACTGAACCATCAGCCGTTGCAACTAAACCAACTTCACCAGTGTATTTTCCTAAAACGACACTATCGCTTCGCATATACAAAGAGCCAGCGCCAGCATCATCAATGAAACTATCAGTCCCATCATGGTAAATCTGCAAGTCAGACCCAGCACCGAATATGGCTTTGTCGTTGTCACCGAATGACAAGTTGCCTGTCATTGTGCCGCCAGTTGTAAGCAATCCAGCTGCATTAGTAACGTCAGCAGAGCTTAATGTAACAGCACCAGATCTAGTATTGAAAGATGTAACAGCACCAGATGCAGTAAACGCAGCATCATCCCATGCAGAACCATCCCAAATATAAAGTTGGTCTACTCCAGAGTTCCAATAAATACTACCTGTTGCTAACGCATTGCCATCATTATCAACTGTTGGTGCAACAGATTTACTACCTAAATAAATATCAGTAAATTCATCTAATGCAGTTTCAGCAGCAGTCTTAGCTGTTTGTGCTGCTGTTGCAGAAGTAGCAGCACTTGTTGCAGAGCTTGCAGCATTTGTTGCATTTGTTCCAGCATTTTGTATAGCAGTTAAATTATCAGTAACATTAGTTAAATCACTTGCAAGAGGTGCAATAGCATTTATAGCTGTAATATTGTTAGCTACATCTGATAAATATTGTGCGTTAGGTGCTACTAAATTTACATTTGTAATGTTGTCAGCAACAGTAGTTACTTTAGTAATTACATTACCAACATCATTAACGTCATCTACATTATTAGCAACTAAGTTAATGTTAGTAGAATTAGCATTGGCTGTAGTTATCGCTGATATATTATTATTAACCCCAGTAACGTCAGCAATCTTAGAAGCTACACTGTTTACCTGCGATATAGATCCAGCAACTGTACCTATATTTGTAGAAGCAATAGCTACTGTGTCTATATTTGTTAGTTTTGCTTGTACCGCAGAGATTTCACCAAGAGAATCAGCTACATCATTGACATCAGATATAGACCCACCAACTGTATTAATGTTAGATATAGAACCAGCTACTGTATTTATATTTGTAAGCGCAGAATTGATTGCAGTTATGCTAGTCATTGAGTTACCAACTGCAACAACCTGTGCGTTAGAGCCAGCAACAGTAGTAATATTACTGCTGATACCAGCTAGTGTAGCAATCTCAGAGGTAACTGATCCGATTGCTGTTAAATCCGCGCCAGTAGGGCCAACCTCTAAAGCACCAGTGCTGGTGTTAAATTGAATTGTCTTACCTTTGCGGCTGTCAAGTGCAGGGAGGAGTAAACCACTTGCCAACTCATAGTCATTAATTTGTATCGTGCGTGAAGCCTTGTCATCAAGGTCAGCAATCTGGGCAACAATGCGATCTAGCTGCGCATCTATAGACGAACCATTATAACTAGACGTTAAATCGGTTGTACGCTCCATAGGAACGTCTCTGACAAGCGTTACCTCGTCATTTAACGTAGCACCAGCAGTTAGAGTTACAGAGCCTGTAGAGCCATTTCCTCCAGAAACTGTATAATGCGTGGTAATTGTCTTTAGTGTACCCTCGATGTAAACTTTTATGTCTGTGTTATCAAAGAACTCAAACGGAACTGTAAACACAGTTTGTCCAGCAGTTGCCGTGTAGTTTATTCTTGGGTCATTGTTAGCTATGTTTATTGTCATGTGTCACCTCTGTGTTCTTTTTTCCATTGATTGCATAGAAGCGCAACGCACAAAATATTTACACAATTTATGGCCTGTTAGGTAATTGCCCTACAATATCTTTCATTGTGTCTTTAATTACGTCACCAGTAGCTACTGTTTCTATAAGAGGAAGCATATTTACAAATTTCTTTGCGCCATCTCCTACATCACCTTCAATCATAAGCTTTATTGATCGCATCATTTCTAATGTCCAATCTGCTGGTGCGCCACCTACACTTACTGCTGCACCTAATGGATCGTATCCACCGCTATATTTTGGCTGTATTGGAAAACCACTATCAAAACCAAACTCATGTGCCATTGATAGCGTTCTATAAAGCATATCGCTTTGTAGTGCAGCTATACCTGACATATCAAAAGATCTCATTACTTTATCTTCTATATCCATTTTTTCCCAAGCCCAGTCAGGTGTGCGGAATTTTGTAATACTATATCCAAGTATCATTGCTACAGCTATATGAGCCGTTTTATTTCTTACAGCACCAGCTGCCATATTACCTGTAATTTTGTTTAATGCTCCAACCACAAAGCTATAAAAAGTAAATGGTAATGCTAAGAAGCCAGATTCAAATCTAACATATCCTGGGACTCTAGAATCTTTTGGCATTTTATCATAGTATGGCAAAGTTCTAGCTATATGATCTGGTATATATGCTACACCATCCATAGTAATTGGCTTATCTTCTGGACCACCCATAATAACCCTGTTCATAACGCCAGATCTTAACGCATTTCTAAACTCAGTTACTGCCTCTACGTCAGTCCACGCTTCAGTGTTTGGCTGTATTAAGTCACCACCTTTAGATCTTTGATATGGCATTTTGCTTATACGTTTTGCCATTGCTGGAGTTATATTATACCTAGCTAAAAATTCTTTTTCAAAATCTGAAGCTTGATTTTTTGTTAATCTAATTGATGACTCAATAATTGTATGGCCGCGGACTATACTGTCTAATACTTTCATACCTACAGTTACAGGGCCAAGTCCATTTGCTACAAAAAATGCATTGTTAAGTTTGTCTGGGACTGTTTTATTAAACATATTGTTAGATAAACTTTCCATTAACCTTAAATGTGTAGTTCCTTGCTTTAACTCTAAGGCTTCACCAGCTAATTTTAATTCGTTTGCACCAACACCCCATTTAACATCATCCATTAACCCTATAACTGTACGGCCTAACACATTTAACTCATGATCCATAAATATAGATGCAGCGTCACCAAATGCTGCTACACCAGAACCACCAAGAAACGTCCAGCTTGTTGCTGTTCTAAGCATATCTGCTATTTTTGTATCCCAAGCATCAGGTCGTTTTAATGCAGCACCAACTACTCTATCATATGTATGCACATAATTTTTTATAAACTTATTTATTTTTTTAGGAGGAACATTATCTTTTTTCATATCATTGCGTAATCTATCAATTTTTTCCTCTAATGTCATGAGCTTGCCATTATCAGGATTTAAATTAGCTTTGTGATATTCTAGTTTTGGAGCAACTCTTGCGCCATAATTAATCATAAGTTCTTTAACGTCAGTAACTAAATAATTTTTTATATCTTTATTAGGTATACTTAGTCTCCTAGAGACAAGAGGACCGCTGCGACCATAACCAGTAAAAATAGCGTCAATGGCATCTTCTTCTGTTTCCTCCATAATGTTTTCAATCGTTTCTTCTGCTCTACGATACAATGAATCTGGATCAGTTGCTAGTTTTTGCATAATATAAAAACCATTAGCATCTTTACTAATTACAGTAGGATCTTTTTTATATGCCTCTATAAGAGCGTTTCTAAATCCATCTCTATCTTTGTGTATTTTTTTTTCTATTAAATATTCTAGGTAAATCATATTTAGTTTTTGCAGTTTTTTTGTCATTAAATTTAATAACTTCAGCTGCATTGTCTATTTTTGCTCTTATTTCTTTAATTGCTGTATTTAAATCAACTAAACCTTTTTCCATTTTTTTTGTTAAATTTAATTTACTATGCGCTAATTGTAATTCTTCTATAGATTTAGCATTATTAATTGTGTCAAATTGTTTGTTAAAATTATCAATTTGATCTTGGTATTTTGTTATTGTATCTTGCACATCAGCTTTTAATTTAACTTGCTTAGATGTTAAGCCTCTATTGCTTTCTTGTGCAATAATTGATCTTTGTATTACTTTTTGCTTATCTATAATAGCTTGCATTGCATCTATTTCAGAAGACATCCATCTTTTATTTTGATCAATTATTTTATTAGTAACGCTTATTACCTCAAACGCTCTACCTAAATCTTTATTGTAAGATTCTTCAAATACATCACGTTTATTTATTAAACCTATTTCTTCAAGCTCTTTACCAAATGGCTCAAAATACCCTCTTACAGCTTGCATAGCTTGCGCTTCTTGTAGAGATACTTTGTCATATGGAACATCATCCATAATTAATTGGCCAATATGGCTTTGCCATTCAGACGGAGGAAAAGCACTCATACCAATTCTTTTTCTTACACCTTCGATTGGCCCTGCAAGATTTACATTAAGAACTTCTGGGTTTCCTCTAGGGCTTACTTCCCTATAACCATTATCAACTACTTCCATAGCTTTGTACCATTCGCCCTGTCTGCGACCAGCATTTATAAACACAGAATTACCAACACTTTTACCCATTTGATTTGCAACTAATGGCAATCCATTAGACCCACCAAGCAATAACATTTCTTCAGTATATTTATCTGGTATGTCTTTGTCTGTAACAGTAGCTTTTAAAGGACTTGGTATTGCTTTACCAAGCCAAGACTCATTAAACCATTTACCAGTATATGATAATGGAGTTCCATCTTTTGTTGGCCTTGAATTTACACTATTTAAAAATTGTTTATATTTTGTACTATAATTTCTAACTCTTACTTTTCCATTTCGTGGACGTTCAATATATTTTCCAAGACCATAGCCAAATGCACTTGAGATTGCTGTATCAGCCATAGTGCTAAGAGAAGCAGCAAACATAATATCATCTACTTCATCAGGGTTTACACCTATATCTGTAAATGCTGTTGTTATATTATATGCGCCACTTGTTACTGCAGCATCTAATGCAGCTATTTTTGATAGCTCTTTACCTGTATACCTTTTGCCTGTTAACAGTGCATTTGCTCTAGCAACTTGCTTTAAGCTACCTTTAAGACCACCTTTATATAAAGCATATCCTGTTGCTCTTGATAAATTTACAGCAACATATGGTGTAGCTATTGTAACTGGTAGCAATGGATCACTTACAAATGCAGTTAAAGTAGAAGCATTGTTCATAGATTCTTTATCTCTATTTTTTCTGCTAATATAATCTAATGCTGACAAAAAGTTTTCTTCGCTGCCTATTCCATACGCTCTTAAATATTGTGCGTCTTGTGAATAAAGATCGTTATTTTCAATATATGTTTCAATTCTATCATTTGAATCTGGATCGTAAGGTGTATCACTTGTGTAAAATTTTAATTGCTGTAAAGGCGCAGAAAAAAGTCTACGTGATTGTGCGTTAAATGCTTGCCCATAACTTGTTTTTGTTATGTCTCTTGGTTTACCTTGAGTCTGAGAATATACTGGTGCTAATGGAATTTCTATATCTGCCATCAGTTATTGTCCCCATAAGATAATTCTTTTCTTGCATCAAATATTTCTTTAATTTGCTCTTCTGTGTAAACCTGCAAAAGTTGTGGATATTCATCAAGAAGTTTAAGCTGTTCATAGCTTTTAAAAAATTCACGCGATGCTAAAACTTCAATAAAAGATTTTGACCTTACAGATAAATCAGGACTCATTAATGCGCTTCTATGCTGCTGATGTGTAACAAATCTATCTTTAGCTTTTCCTTCTTCATCTGACGGAATTAAAGTGTATTGCTCTCCGTTTATAGGTATTTCTTCCCATCTATCAAAATCATTTATAAAACCTGCTATATATTTAGGTTGTCCATTTGCAAAAGAAACTGTGTCAGGTTTCCAAACAATAGACGCAATTAAAGTATCATAGCCTTGCCTAACTCTTTCTTGGTTATATAAATTTGCAGATGCATCATAAGAACCTTCTTGAAATCCCATTGACTCCAAGACTGTGCCAACTAACAAACCAGCATTCATACCAAGTATATCTCTAAATCCTTGTTTGATTTGATCAAAAGTTGTCGTTTCTCCTAGCAATGGGCTGTCTGGATTGCTAGCAATTAAAGCATCTGTAAGACTCCCAACTGATTCTAAAAAGTCAGTTTTGCTTATATGTGAAGATATAGCATACTCAACTGCTCCATCTATAGTTGGTGCAATAACATTAGAATCTGCTTTTGCGCTTATGTCTTTTGTATAATCTTCTATATATTCATTAACATATTCATCTGTTATAATGTTTCCTCTAGCTTTAGCCATTTTTAAACCAGCTATTATTTGCGCTTTGTAATTTGCACTCATATTTTTATCATCAAAATAACGAATTAAGTTTTTGTATTTTTTATTATCTTTTGACAAATCAATTAATATATCTTGCTCAACATTTCCTTGATATTCATTAAGTTCAAACATTGCTGTAGAAGCAAGTATGCCTTCTTTTTTAGCTGTATAATGTGCAGCTGCTAATTTGTTGTAAGCACCTTTGCTAATTTTATTCTTTAATCTATCACCTACATATGGTGTTCCAGCAGATGTTGTTTGTGCATTTGTATATTGTGACCACAAACCTGCTGCTGTATTTATATCATCTTCATTTTGTGAGTTTACTACATTTTCAAAATAAGTTTTTACAGCTGGAAACATATTATTATTACCAAGCTCTTGAAATAACTCTTCATACATTTTTATATTACTAGAATTTATTAATAAATTTTCACCATAAACTTGATCTTGATAAAATTTAAGATCGTCTTCTGGTACTTGGCCTTGGCCTTCCATTGTAATACCAATAATGTTTAATCTTTTATTGGTTAAATTTGTATCAATTTCACGTTTTATATCATTTAGTCTTGCTTGTATGGATCTATTTACCACTGTTGGTATGTCATCAAATGCATTTCTGTAAGCTGTAAGTACATATTTACCATCATCAGATAATGCAGCCTCATCGTGTAGAGTTGGATTTTCAAGCATACCTTTAATTTTTATTAATTCATTATAAGACACACCTCTTTGCCTTGCTAACCTATTCATAGTATGACCAAATATAGTACCTAAAGAATCTAGCTTTGATTGTTGATCTTTAAATTTACCATTTAATATTGCTTTTTGAAATTTAGTATAATCATTTACAGGGTCTTGTGATGTAGCCATGTTTCTTAAATTATTTTGTATTTGTTTTTCTACTTTATCTATAACTAACGAATCTCTTGTTCTTATAAATGTAGCTTTAGTTGTTAAATATTTTACTAAATCACCTCTACCTTTAACATCCATATCTATAATAAATTGTGCTAACTCGCCTGTATTTTCAAAAAGCTCGTTTCTTTGTATTTGATGTTGGTCAAGCAATGCAGTTAAACTAACTACATCTGGATTTGGTTTATTTAATTCAAGTTGTAGATTGTTTATCTTTTCCTCATCATCTGAAGCAAAATCTATTTTCATAGATATATAATGTGTTAATAAACCTTCTTTAACTGCAGCCCTTGTATCAACAGGTACACCTTTTACTAATTCATTTATTTGCTCAACTGTTGTTACTGAACTTAATTTTGGAATTAATAATGTTGTATAATTATCTTTTGCAGTTTCTATATATTCTTCTGTTCTAACGCTAGAATTTTCTAATGCATTAGCTAATGTTTCTGGTTTAGTATCTAACAGTGCATCTATAGTTAATTGTCTTAATTCAAAATTTTGTATAGTTTCTGGTTTACTTAATAAGCTAAGAAATTCTTTTTGTTGCACGCTATCAAACTCTGCGTATTGTTGCGCTAAAGATGTGTGCGCTGATAACAATTGTAAGCTGTCTATTTTCTCCATTCTTTGTGTGTATTGTGGAAATGTAAGACCGCCAGTATTTTTTAATCTTTCGCTACGCGCTCTTTCTATATCTAAATTTTCTAACACATCAAGATGTGAAGTTGTACCGCTTGTTACAGCTTCTTTAATTGAAGCCATATGATTATAGCCAACAGTAAGATCATTTAACAAAATAGATTTTCTACTATTTTCTATTTCTTCTGCTTTCATAGAAGTATATGTTTTAGACGCATAAGCTGTACCAGACTCATTTATATAACGACTAAAGTAAGTATCTTCTCCATCTGCGTTAATCATGCTAGCAACATGACTACTAATTAATTCATTATAATGGTCTGCATTTCTTGCAAATTTTGCATAGTGTGCGCCTTGCGCAGCTAACTCTTTGTCAACAGATTCTTCAAAGCGTGCATTAATTATTTCTTGAAATGAACTTGCTGCAATTTGTCCATATTCTTCTGGTGGTTGATATACTTTTGGTTGATTTGTTTTTGGGTCTAACGCAACAATGTCACTAGAAGACAATGACATAGCTTTTTCCGCACCAATTTTATTTGCTTCTACAGCTGCACTTTTAAAAGCACGATTGCTAAACTCATTTGCTTGTGCGGCTACTTGTTCCCACAACTCAGCTTCGCCTGTGTTTATTCTGCGCACGCCAACTGGCTTATTAAAAACTTGTGTTTGTTGTCTTATAACAGCCATGTTTTATTCCTATGTTTTAGTTTTTTGATAATCGTGTATACCTTGCGCCACAGTTCCAGCGGCCTGTAGCAAAGAAGCACGTTTAGCATTTTTACCAGCGCGGCGTAGAGCCATAGCCTCTCTAGTTCTTGCGCTAGCCTCCATGTTTCTTTGTTGTGATAATCTGCTTAGATCTTCAGCGGCTATTTCTTTTTGTTTTTCTAAGAACGCTTCAACTGATCTATCTGATCCTATGTCACGACCACTGGCTGCAAACATTGCTACATTTGTTTTTGTTGCAATATCGTACTCGTATCTGCGTTGCGCTGCTTGTTGCAGTGCTAACACTTCACCCTGTTCACGTTCAGTCTCAGTGTTAAATGCATCCATTCTAGCTGCATCTTCTTTAGCTTTACCTGCCTGTATTGAGGCATATGCTGATATTCCAGCGCTAAGTAATTGAAAAAAAGCCATTATGTAATCAACTCCGATATTAAGCCATTAATTTGTAATGGCATGGGATCAACTTGCTCGATAGTAACTTGTGGGTTTCTACCATATCCTAAAAGCCTAACCTCTTTGTTACCTGTAAATCCAGTAATATTATTAATAGTCCTGTTATTTACCTTAACAGATGTAGAGTCTTTCATATTAAGTACAACTGTACTTATACCCCTTACATCGCCTGTAACTGGCCCATTTGCAGCCACAGTATCTACAGGATTAGTAATTACTTTAGATGTAAACTTTTTACCTACATAGAAATGTGTATAGCCACTGTGCGCTGTCATAGTAATATTACCACCGCTTACAGTAAACTCGCCTAAGTAAACCTTATCTGTGCCATCGTAACCAATAACATCTACTGTACCGCTAGAATACAAACTACTTACATCTACTGTGCCACTACCATACGCAACGTATAAATAGTTATCTAAGCCTATGTCGTCTACAAACTCTGACAATACATAGTTATTATTTATATCTTTTGCATAATAAAATAACCTATCACCTACAGACGCAGCTGCTAAGAAGTCGCCTTGCGTTGTAACTCTTGTCCAAGCTGCACGTTTTTCCGCCCTGTTAGAACTAAACAATGCCATGTCACCATTGCCCATAACTAAAGCTGCATAAGATTCTTGGGTTTTAAATCCAGAATGCACTACTGCTATATCAACTGGGTTAACTATTGTATGACTTGCAACTGTAGATACACCTGTAGATATGTAAGCATCTTCTGCATCAGAGTATATGTATTCGCGTACTGCTCTACCACCACGCTCAACGAATATAGTAGCACCATCAATAGAGGTAGGTAATACAAACTCAGTACCAAATGGTGTTTGCTTTCTTATCTGTGCATTTGTAGGTGTAATAGCTTGGTTAAGATACGTTGGTACATATAACTCATCTGATAGCGTAAAGATCTGTAGGTCGCGATTTGACCTCATATATCTTATTTCATTTACATCACCTGTAGCCGCAACCAAGTTTATAGCGTCAGTATCAGCACCTTCGCCAACATCGTAGTTAAAGAACTCACCGAGTTGACTCATAAATATTGTATCGGGTTCAGCTATTGTGCCAGCAAAACATAATCTATTTTCATGGAATGTAACGGCTGCTGGATAACCACGTAATGCAGAAAAAGATTGCTCGTCCCATACTGTAGTCGTTGCGTTAGAGCTTATCTTAACAAAACCACCACCATCTTCAGAAGCATTTGCGTTAGTGCTAGAAACAATACTGTATGTATTTTCGTCTATAATTGATAATATTGATTTAGTTCCATTGATATTACTTGCATTAATACCACCAACAGCTACAGCATCTGCAACTACAATAGTAGCACCACCTGTTAACCCATGACCTATATGCGTAACCTCAATAACATTTGACCCATCTCTAGTGCGCAATGGGTTAGAGACTGTAAGCCTAGTAGATAATTCTCTTATTACAGTACCAGTAGCAATCGTTGATGATGTTACTGAATCTATTCTTATTTCATTACCACCATATCTTAATACAACATTGTTATGTTTTCCTGTTGTATCAAAGTAAGCGGAGCTAGCGGTTAATGTTCTACCGCTACCTTCAGTATATGAACTTACTGTTAATGTTTGGTTAGTGCTATGAAACACACTGTATGGTTGATATGTATCTTTACCATCATAACTTTCATCAAAGCTAAATACACTAACCTCAAATGTTGTAAGGCTTGTTCTTGTAAGCATACGTGGTGCAAACAATGGGTGACATATAAACATAACGTCACCATATTGCGCAGTATTGTATTGATGTATGTAGTCTTTATCAAACGGCAGCACATTGCTTTGTGTGTCTTGTGTAATCGTAGCCACTAAACTTAAATTATTATTAGCAGTAATTCTCCAGCACAGTATGTATGCTTCACCAATACTAATTATATACTCTTCGTTATCGTCAAATATAAATGGAGCTAAGTACAACTCCTTATTGGTTTGTGTATTTTTGTAATGAAACTTAGCACCATGTCGTTTCTTTACAGCACCTTCTGGCAATACAATCATATTCTCTAAGCTTTGTGCAGACGCAGCATAGATAGGACTATCAGTCCTCATTACAGTATTGTCACTTATTTCTCCGTACTGAAAGCTATTCTGTGGGATTCTTACCTTCTGCATTAGCTACGCCTTTGTGCTATAAACCTTGATGTCATTAACTTGCGTGTTGTTTGTTGTTGCGAGTCAAGTCGTCTAGCTTTTATCATCTGTCTTTCAGCTTGTTGATCCATCATACTACCTAAAGAAGCATCCCTAGCTATAGATATTGACAGCATTGCAGCCACTTGAAACTCTACAGCAAGTGTAAAATATGAAGGCCATGTGGCCTCAGTAGCGCGGTATATGTAATCTGCTACAACAACTTCATTAGTTGACGTATCGCAGTATATCTTATCGCCATATGTGTCATATATAATTGGATCATCGTTAACTGTAACTGCACTAAGCATAAGGAGATCTGATGGCATTTGGTATGCAGCATCATATCTACTTGTAGGCGCAGCAGCTAATCTGTTTAATACTTGTTGGTTAGTTGCAAATCTCCAGCGTGTACTTGTTAACGCTGCTCTTGCTATGTCTTCGTACATTGCGTCAACTACATCAGCCTCGGCTGTACCTTCATCAAAGGATGAAATAGGAGAACCGCCCATCAGGACGGAAGCGCGTGAACATACTTTTATTGGTGTATTTGCTGGCATTTCTTCAACCTATATATTGGAGTTAAAGGGGGCCGAAGCCCCCTAAAATATTAGTTGTTGTCAAGAACTTCGTAAACGCCATTGTTGTCGATTACTACTGAACCCATTGACATCATTGATGTTGCTAGGTGTGCAACCTTTTGCGGTACATAGTTAAGCTCTGTCTGTACGTCAGAGTTAATACCGATACCAACTGATGATGTATGGTAAGCAAAGTTTTTACCACCAGCTACAGCAGACGTTGAGAAGATCTTAAATCCTAAGAACTCTTTCATTGTCATACCACCAGCAAATGGTAGGCTTTGTGGCCCAACATAGTCACTTGATGCGAACTCGTTGATGTTAAACAAGTCAGTGTATCCAGCTGGAGACATAGCAATATAACGCTGTCCGTCTTCTGGAATGTCAGCTGTACCCATTGTTTCAAACAATGTTAGTAAGTCAGCTTTTGCTAATGCGCCAGATGTGTCAGCGATTTGCGTTGAGTTTGCACCAGCATCCATAGCTGCTGTAATTAACTCGTCTGTTTTGCGGCCTAATGCAGCAGCAGCAGATTGAGCTACAACTTGACGCTCATTGATGTTGATCTTTAATTCGTCCAACTTATCAATGTATTCCGCTGCGTAGTAGTCAGCCATTGTGACTTCTACGTTAGTGTGCGCTAGTTCCATCGCTGTAACATCTCCGTTACGCGCTTTGGTTGACGCTGTGCCTGTTCCGATTTTCTGGAATCTTGCCACTGATGCAGATACATTTGTTGAACGTACTGTGTTGCGAAGCTTAGAACCCATGCGTTGATACGCCATGTGGACTTCAGTTTCGAACTGCTTAATAAAAGCTTGGTCGATAGTATTAGCCATTTTTTCTTCCTAAATATAAAGTTTCGGTTACTCGGGTATCCGTTCCTTCACATCGACAAGGGTATCCAAATGGGCCTTTCAGTGCATCACGGGCCGTGATGTTTCACTATAAGCACTTTTTTGTGGTGAAATGCAACGCACAAAATCAACATAGTGATTAGAATTAAACTGAGTTACACCTATTGCTTCGAAGCCTAACCATGCTGCCCAGTCCAACATAAACTGGTGATCACTCAATATACGCATACACATTTCGTCCTGTGTTCTATCAAAAAATGTCACTAACATACGTGATCCACGCGCTATAGATGTAAAGTTTTTCTTAATATTCTTAGAAAACATTGCAAAAAACTGCGGTGTTTCTCTACCATCTTCGTACCAAAGGCCAGATACAGCAGTAAATACTTCACCTTCTTTGCGTACTAAGTAGCAATCAGAGTATTTCATCATCTCTTCAATGCATTCTCTGACGTTTTGATAGCCAAGGAGATTTATCTCCCTGACATTTTCTGGTGCTAAGTTAGCAATAACTTCCTCAACATGATCTTTAGTAAAGGGTGTTAGGTAAAAATTACCACGCTTTATTATCTTAGCTTCCATAAAGTTTCTTAAAGCCAGCCTCTACTTGCCGAACAAATGCAGGGTCATTCTTGCTCCAATACCTTGGATCTTGCATCATTTCCTTTAGACTGTCTTCACTTAAACCAGCTGCAGGTGTTGCATCTCCAGTGAAAGAACCATCTTTCATGGCTTCTTGTATAGCCTCCATAGCTATAATGCCTTCATGCGTTTCAAACATACGCTCAATAGCTGGCATAGATTCTTTGGGGAAAAACTTAGTAGCAAACATAGATGCCGCTTCTATTCGCTGATCAGAGTTTTCCCCCAGTTTTGCAGCTTCAGCGTCAAGATCAGGAGCAGACTGATCCATAGCTTGAAGATACATCTCAATACCTTTTTCAAATTTATCTTGACCAAATCCACTATCAAAAGATTCTTCAGCCCACCATTTAAGTAGCTCATTATCTACAGCTTCTTCATCATCAACAAAGTCTGGTAGTGCATACTCTCCAGCAGACGCTGGTCGATTAGCGTTTCTTGTAGAATCATACTCTTCTTTAAACTTAGCACGCAGGTCTTCTTCCTTTGTGCCTAGCTTAGACTCAAGTTCCTTGTATGCCTTGGCTAAATCTTCGCCACTATTGTACTTTTCTGGCAACCATTCTGGCCTAGCAGGGGCTGCATCTTCTGCAACTACAAAGTCACGCTCCGCAGCTTCCCCATGTGTTGACTGTTCTGACTCTGTTGGGATGTCATTCATTTGTTTTTACTCCTATGTGCATGTGATATACGCCTCTCTAGTAGGCCAACGATATAACGCTGACCCTCATGGTGGCGTAGTTCTTCTGTAGTCACATTAGGCCCATGTACCATTTCAATAGTAATGGAGCGCAAATACTTTAAGACAGCCTCACCAGCAGGGGTACTAAATATTTCAGCAATATTCTGGCTTATCTGCTAGATCTTGACTCGTAGCTCTTTGATAACCATCAACTCCGATATTAACCTTGTTGTTCAACCATCTCACCCTGTTGTTGTTGCGCTTGTTGTTGCGCCATTTGTTGCGCTAATGCAGCTATTTGTTTACGCTGTTCTTCATCTCGAATCAAGCTTTCAGGTACGCCAAACTTTTTAGCTAGATGTATAGCTGTTTGCTCACCATCAATTAGTAGCTGCAACATCTCTGGCCCAAATGTACCAGCAACCATCTCTAAGAACCTACCAACACTAGATATATCTTGGTTAGATTGTGCTTGAGCTAGTGGAGATACAGAACGTATCTTAACTTCACGCCCATTTACAGTAGGTACATCTATGCGTCCTTGCTTTTTAAGGATGTAAATAACGCGCTGTAGCACTGGTTGCACTAATTCAGCTTGTAACCTACCAAAAGCAGCACCCATACGCCTAGAAAGGTCTGCCATGCGCTCTGCTACTTCTGTTGCTGACGCTGGTGTCTTGTCTGGATTGCCTAACATATCGTTATATAGCGCACGTTTAATGTTTTGACGCATATCACCTAGCACTAACTGGGCTACATCAAAGCTACCTGCTGCACGTTATAGGCTGCAATCCGCTAGAACCCATAGCTTTTGGTATGATAGATCCTGGGACTAACTGTATTGTATCTGGGTTTATTACGCCATCATCTTCCATTTGGTATACAGCCAGAGATAGCCATCTGTGCATTCTCAAGTATCATTTCAATGGTAAGATTTGTAGTTTTTATAGCAGATAATGCGTTAATTAATGGGCCACGACCATAAACTTCACCTGCACACTTAGACCAACGGAAGCAAATAAACGGATTTGAGCCGTTACCCTTCCATTTGTTTGTAGTTTAACACAGTATTTGTAGTCATACAGAACGCATAGCTTAGATAAGCCTCTTGATTCTTAGCTGAATAGTCACGACATATAACTTCTAGTACAGTTGTTGTCTTATCTGACCCCATATAATTCATAACCTTTGGGTCAAACGTGCCATTTGGGTACATTATTTCTAAGTGATCGTACTTTACACCCTTACGCTCACGGAAAACATGGTCAATTCTATCATCTGGGCCAGTATCTAGCACCACATGAGGCAATGGTATGGCAGAAAAGTTAACAGGATTGAGTGCATCGCCCTCTTCTACGCACAAAACACCAGTACCAACAGCTAAATCCATGAAGGATTCGTGTACTTCTTGGCTAAAGTTAGAGTTTTGTAGTATCTCAAAGACGTATTCTGTTACCTCGTCAAGCTCGTTATCAACAGATTCGCGCTGATTTGGAGGAACCTTCACTACCAGCCATGAGATCAGCCCACCTAGCAAAATTAGGTACAAGCCCAGACTGGAGGCGACTAGCAAACTCTTGAACGCCAACCACCGCAGTCTCGTCAAATATGCGGTCATCGCGTCTTTGCCCAGCAGTTTCAGCGTAAAAAGCTCTCACGTTGAGGCAGTGCATACTCATAGCACTCCTCGAACAACGGAACCCAGTTCTCGCGAAAGGACTTGGCTTTCTCATACTTCTGTATGTACTGCTTGGCAACTTTTTCCATTAACTAAACCGATCTAAGAATCCACCGCCACCAGCTCTAAATAGAGAACGACGACCTTTACCGCCACGCATAGCTTTGCTTTCAGCGCGTGACTCTACTGCTTCACCAATATCTTCACGTTTCTTGTTCTGCTTTCGCTTCAATCTCTTTACGCTTTCGCATCTTCTGCTGCTATACGAGCATCCGCTGCTTCCTTTCGCCTTCACGATCTATATCAGCTTGGCTTCTTCTGCTACCGCCACCACACATATTATTCTCCTTGGTTGTTTTACATTGGTTGGCACAGAAAAGAATAAGTTTTCAATGCACAATTTAGAGTCTTGACCACAATCCTTGTCTACGCTGTGGCTTCTTTCGGTTATCAAATACATTAAAACTGCCCTTTGCTACTGTTGCAGAGGCTGGTTTCTGGTTGTTTATTAAGGCTCTGCCCTCTCCAGCACCTAACATTTGGTACTGTATGCGCATCGTGTACGTGCGAAAACATATTTTTATCAGGCTTATCTGCGTATCTTTCACCAGAAACCTCCATACGTCTGTACTGATACCCACCTTCAAAGCCTTTTATTAGCTGCTGACAGCGCGGATCTATAAGAAATGCTGGCTTTCCCTCTGTCATTTTCTGTAATTGGGACGCAACACTCTCTAATCTTAGGTCAACAGAATTAGACGGAGCAGGGAAAGCACGCAAACCAGCACCACGCAGTATGTGAAAGGGCGTTGATTCATCAGTCTGAGCGCGGAAATCACCAGCAGGGTCGCCATATATAAATACCTCCGAACAAGTTGAGAACCTAGTAGCTATCTCTTGGCGCAAAACCTCTGCAAATCTAACGATACCCATGTCAAATGCAACGATTTCTTGCTGTATTAGCCACCTACCACGTACCTTTTGCCCCATTGTAGCAGCAGGTGTAAGCCCAAAATCTATACCAATGTATAGGGGAGAGCCAGCAGCGATAGGTATTTCCTCTTTTGCTACGTGCATATCGGCTGCAAACATCTGATAGATAGGTTTACCCTCTTGGATTGAGCCTAATTTGTTCATAACGTATACGTCAATCCAGCTTTTTGTCTTACCACGTATCAGATTTGGGTAGTAATCCTCGCGCATATACTCCCTATTCTCTGCAACATCGTTAGGCACATAGTCATCTATCTCCCCATCTTCGTCAAACTTTTCTATCATACCGCTAGGTTGGGTATAAAACGACCAGTTGTCGGGTTTCACCAGCATTTTAGCCTGTTCTCTAGGGATATGATCAGGAACTGGCACTTCGCCAGACATGATAGGCCACCAATGATCTTCCTCTGGAGCGTTAGTATCACAGATAACGCCTGTCCAAGTAGCACCGCCATCACGCATAGAAGGGAAAACGACCTACACGCATGGTACATGCATCAATAATTGACTTAGGAATCTCTCTAGCTTCGTTAACCCATATGCCTGTCAGCTCTAAAGATAGCAATTTCTTGACATCTTCTGGCCTATCAAGTGCTAAGAAGAGGACTTCAAGCTCCAGATCGCCTTTTTTTATCATATGTGTATAGGGAACTGACCAAGTAAACTTACCCCACTGGTCTTCTGGAAACCAATCAAGCCAAGTTTTTATGGTTGTAGTCTTTAACTGTGGGTTTGTGTTACGGATTATTGCCCATCTGCTGCGGCGTATGCCCTGCTTATTAGGCTTCTGCGCTAGTGCGCGTCTAAAAATTTCTACGCAACAAGACACTGACTTACCAGAACCAACAGGCCCACGAATGCCACGAAAGAACGTGTCGTCTTTCATAAACGCCTTAACAACTTCGCCATCTGGCCTGTATTTAAAATCTATCACTTATCTAAAATCTTATTATCTATGCCAACTTTAATCATTCTTGCTGCAATTTCGGGGCCAATAGCCTCAATAATCTTGTCAGCTTCGTGATCTGTCTGAAAATCTTTAGGATGATGCTTCATATGTACTATGCGCACCACCCTACGCTAGTGTATCGCGCTCTTTAGGCTGCAATGTATTTAGAAAACTCACAGGTTACTTTTCCTTTTTAAAGGGTGTCGCTCTAGTTTTTCGTTCTTTCTTAGGCTTTGCTGCCTCTTTTACCTCTATCAGAGGCTTAGAATCGCGAGTACGCGTCTTTCCAGAGTAGGTCATACCAGCTAATTCGTGTGTGTCACCCACATATGGGTCACCATTTTTAAATGTCCAAGCCATTATTTATCCTTTTTCAATAAAGTTTTCTTTTTAGGGAAGCCAGCTTTCATATTTTTGTAAGCCTTGTCGCTAATGGTAGAGTCTTTCTTAGATCTACTAATCCCTTTTTTCTTACGCTTATTTATGTTTGCATATAATCCTTCAGCCATTACTGGGGCTTCCCTGCTCTGTAGTCTTTAAGAAGACGTTTTACTTTTTTCTCTCTGTTTAGCAAAGAAGAACGACTTTCTTGACCTTTCACTTTTCTTTTAGCTGCATCAAATCCTGCGGATATAGCACTAGCAACTTTTCTTGGAGACATTAGCTTTTCAACACGCTTACCTTTTATTGTGGTAAAGTCGCTTTCAAACTTTGATTGCCCATCATAGCCAACTGTTTTCTTTAACTCGCTTTGTATTTGTCTTAATAATGTTTTTGCTGCAGGGGCTTGTCCTGTCATTTTTTTATTTTCAATTTTGCTAGGCATTCTTTTTATTCCTTTTACTAATGGCTGCTGCTTTTGACTTAGCGTCAGCTTTTGACGATGCTCCCCATGCCTTTAGGCTAAGAAGAAGTCTAGTGGGTTTACCCTTAGAGTCACGCTCTGGCCCCTTCATACCACCCATTCGTGCTAAGAAAGAAGCTCTTCTTGGGTTATCGCCAGACCTAACAGGGGCTTTAAGAGTACCACCTTTATAACTAGCACGCCCTTTAGCATTAAGACCGCCTTTGGGATTCTTCCCTGCTTTACGTGTCCATGCTGGAGTCTTACTCATTTTGCATACGGCATTAACAATGATCTAGCTGCATTAGCAACCGATTTGTTAACGTCCTTTTTCTTTTTCTTAGGATCAGGCAAGTCTGCCATACCATCCTCTGTGCGCTCTACCTTATCACCCACTGCTAGGGAAGGTAAGTCACCATAGTCTTTCTTTTCTTTTTGGTAGATTTCTTCAGTCTTTGCAGACACCGATCCACCTCCACCACCAAAACACATTACTCAGTCTCCTTTGTATATCCACTACTCTTCAACGCCTTCTTAGCTGTAGAGTTATCACTACTGTTATCAAACGTCTCTGGAACCTTATCACCAAATCTACTCATTTACAAAACCCTTTTTAATCCAAATATTTTTAGCTCTTTTGTTCGAGCCTTTTTTTAGTAATCATGTGAGTGAGGGACGTAACATAACATAGTGCCCGAGAGTTTTGACCCCCCACCCCCTTATCCTAAGTCTATTGACACCTTGATGTCCCCTGCTAATTGCACCTGAGATCTATCTATCGGCTTAAACCCTGCTCTATCGAGTAAATCCTTGCTAGCTTCCAGCTGTACGTACTCACTCTTAGCCTTCCTAGATAGCCCTGCCAACTGATGCACAGCCGCAGGAGCATGTCTGCTAAACTCCTTCGCCACCACTTCCATCATGTACTGTTGCACATGGGCTAGCTTCATACTCTTCTGTGCAGTCACTCTTCCGCTGTCGCCTTCAGCGTATCCAGCTTCTTGTGAGGCTTGTGTAAGATTCCCACCATTTGCTACATACGCTTCAACGAGTGCAGTCTGTTTCTTTGTTAACTTCCTTAGTGCTATGTTTGCCATACTAACTCCTACTGTAGCCCCCCTCTCCCTCTCTCCCCCCATGTTTAGCACATCAATTATACCCTGTGTCAACGCACAAAACAGATGTTGGGCGATTAACAGGCTATCGTGAACGGAGCCTAAAGTCTCCGCCCTTCGGGCTTCTATCCTGATCGCGGTGCTTATCTCTTCTTCTGCGCTGAACACTAGCCGTTTGATCGGCTCTACAAGGATGCTTGAACTATGTTCGTCGGTGAACAACATTACATGGCAACTTGCCTTCAGCAAGTTGGCTACACTTCATGTTGTCCAACGAGAACAGAGTCCTAGTAGCATCCTTATTCGCAGATCAAATGTATTAACATACACACACATGAACCCCCGTGCGGATTCTGCCTCGCTTCGCAACATAAAATACAGTCCGTCAACCCCTCATGCTCATTCACAAGAGTTCATTTGCGCGTGAGAGGTAATGAGATTATCAATTTTTCTTTTAGAAAAATGGTCGCTTTGCTTAATCTCAATGACTGACAGTATTTTCCGTGCATATGTATTGGCATATCCACAAGGTGGTCTTGTGTGAGTATTAATATAAGAGGAAAGACAATGTATACAGTAAATAGATTACCATACAAAGATGGCATAGCAGAAATAGAGTTAGAAGAAATAGGTAGATATAAATCATACACAATAGCTCATACTATAGCCGAAGCTCTCGAGTATCAGCACAAGCTAGATTATTTCTTCGTAATAAAAGAACAAGAGATAGAAATAGTATAAAGATATAAGAAGTTCGCCTGCCCCGATGACTGACAATAGTCAAGGGTTCCCTTTGGCTTGCGCCCTTGACTATCATCAGTCTTCGGTGCTGGCCAGAGATATAAGAAACAGTAATATATAAAGGATATATACAATGACTAATTTAATCACAACAATGACTGAAACATATGTAAACAATACAGAACTATTCAACAACAGACCTACGCTATCTGACAAAGATGGTTGGTACAACGCAGATAGCATGACCTTTTTGCGTAAGATGAAGTTACAACAAGAGATACGTTTCTTAGAGTACTGGATACCACGTCAAGAACGTAGGCTCGATCAGCAAAAAGGTTGGGTATCACATTGGGCAAGACGCCGCAATGGTGACGAGATCTCAGAGAATAATTACCAAGCATCTTTGGCTCAGGCAAAGGCTGACCAATACAACGTAGAGTTTCTTCAAGCTCAGTTAGATGATGCGCAACTTGCGTATCAAGCAGAGAACGAAGAAGTATATACAACTGTTACTAACTCTAACGTAGCACCAGATGGCGCACCGACAGAGATAGACTCAGAGACAGCGCAAGATCTAGCGTCGCTAGGTATTACGCTTTGATAAAAGATATAATCTTAGGCTTGGTCATGGGTATTACCCTTGGCCTTGCCCTTTTTATTGGTGTGTACTTTTAGAAGACACGCCAAGGAATTGTTTGCACTGCGCGTGTGCTAGTGCTAACATACTGAATAGAAATGGAAAACAAAATGAGGAATCAAATGGAAAAAGAAACAATGTTTAACACGCCAGATTACGAGGCGTTAGATTATTTATTTAACACTGTATACAAACAGATCGTTGCATCAGGTATGCTAGCTGACAAGTACATAGAAGATAATGATTGTGAGCTTGCTAAAGAAACTAAAGAAAGCAATCCGTTTTCAATTATATCACTGATGCAAATCAAAAACTTTATAGTGGAGAAGCACAATGAAACACACACAACTGATTAAGTTTATGCGTGAAGACTTAGGTCTTCAAGGCTACTCGTATAAAGTATTAAAACTTGTAATGAAAACTAGTTCATCAGTAATTGCTGAGAAGATAGATCACCATCTTGCTCAAGAAATTATACATCAAGATGGTGAGCGTCATCCATATCATGCTTATCAAAGAGAAGCATTCATGTATAAAGTAGCGGCTCAGTTCTTAGATCTGTATCCGAACGAAACAATAGAGGAGTATTACCCATGATAGAAGTATACGATTGCTTTCAACGCACATGGTGGAAAGACAACAGCGACTGGCCTAATGGTTTAGAACCACATGCTGGTCGTAAGAATTACTATTTCAAAAACGAAATAGGAAGTGAGACACACGCCTTCTTCACTGAAGAGGAGGCTGTCGATTTTTGTAGACAGTGGAACGACACGCATGATGCAGGTCGATACAGTCTTAAAGCAGAGTACCAAGTAAGAGGAACAGGGAGATAACAATGAACATAACTATTATGAATGCAAGTAAGATTAGACAAGTGCGTAAGATCTTCAAAGATTTTACTGCTCTTGAACTCAAGGTAACTGACACCAAAGGCAATGATGATTATATTACATTGCACTTTGACAACAACAAGCAGCTTAAATGGGAGGCTTTGCCAGATGACCAACACAATTAAAACACCGCCGATGACACGGCAGCACTATGAATTTATAGCAGATCTAATGGGGCCAATGGTTGCTTGGCCTTCACATCTCATTGACATTGCAGATGCATTAGAGAAATCAAATCCTAAATTTGTGCGCAAGAAATTTCTTGAACGAGCAACCAAAGCATGGGAGGATAATCAAAACACAGGAGATTTAGATGACACAATTCCATACTGAAGTTGCAGCTAAGTTCAATGATTGTCCTGAGTGTGATGGTACTGGCGTAGTTGTATACTCCAGTCTCAACGACGACATACCATTAAGAGCATGCACTAACTGTAACGGAGATGGTTACGTAGAGATGGATAAACTTGACTGGCTTGATTGACTGCTGCATAAGAGCAGTATGATACAAAGTTATTGGCATACCATACAGGAAAAGCATAAGGAATTTAATATTCCTTTGCATAAAGTATTCATCAAGGCAGGGCTACCAACCTCAACGTATTATCGTACGTTAAATGGCAGCACTGAATTGAGATATGAAACCGCAAAGAAAATTATGAGAGTGATGGAACTAATGGAAGGTGCATATCCTACGAGCAGGGATAAGCGTAAGCTGCATGCAAAAGTTTCCAAACTATAAACGTGATACATATGTAACAACATCTTATGATGAAATGATTACAAGCCTGATTGATAGACGGAATCAATTAGGTATGTCACAAGAAGGGCTTGCATTTAGTATAGGTTGTACGCCATCATTGATTCATAAGTGGGAGCAGTACAAGCGAGTTCCCTCAGGTTTCATGTTCGCTTGTTGGGTAGAAGCACTTGGCTGTCAGATCGAAATCAGCACGAAAGATATTAAGTAATCCCACGTATCCGTGTGATGCATGTAATAATCGTACTGAATTTTTTGTTCAGATCATGGCAACAACAAGTCCAGCTACATATCATACCATATGTATGACATGTTATGAGGAGCAGACATGGCAAACAAAAATAAGTCTAAAGGAATCTACCACGAAAAAAGATTCTGCGAATGGCTCGACAAAATCGGCATCGAAAACTACCGAGTCCCACTCTCAGGTGCGCTCGGAGGTGAGTGGAGTGGTGACATCCACGTCACACTGGGCGGACGAAAGCTGGTAGCCGAGGTAAAGTACAGAGATAAATCTAATTTCCCTAGTCCATTTACTGTACTGGATGGCAGGGACATAGCCTTCTATAAAAGAAAGACAGGCAAACCACAGTCCCTGGTCATTATGCCAGCGGAATTATTTGAACACTTACTAGGAGAGACAAATGGAAAACCAAACGAAAATGATTAAAGCACACCTTGATAAAGGTGAATCAATCACAGCCATTGAAGCATTGAATATGTTTCAGTGCTTTAGATTAGCAGCACGTATGCATGACCTTAAAGAAAGTGGCTATCCTTTTATGAAAGAAATGGTTAAGCTAGATAACGGCAGAGCTATCGCTCAGTACACAAAGGTAAACCTCTAGTACGGCTCATGATACTAGAGGTTTAACAGTAAGAGGACATTAAGAAATGGAAAGACCTAATGTATGCAGACATATTACTACGAGATGTAATTGATTGGCAAGTAAACAATCCTAATGCTAAATATATTTTGATTGTGCTTGCACGTTACACAGATTTAAATGGTGAGTGCTTCCCAAGCATACCAACTTTAGTCAAGACTACTGGCCTCAGTAGAAGTACAGTCATACGTGCTATCAACTGGTGCATAGATAATAATTATATAACAAGAAAGTCTGGACGCACTGGCATAGCTAGTGTGTATAGATTCAAACATTTAATGGAGGATGATATGAAGAAGACCAGTGTCACACAGACACCCCAAGTTATATCTAATGTAATAGATATTAATAGTAATAGTAATACTACTTGGAGTGTCACACAGACACCCCCCTTCGATGCGTTCTGGTCAGTGTACCCACGCAAGATAGCAAAGGGACACGCTCGCAAGGCATTCGATAAAGCATGTAAGATTGCAGATCCCATTGCAATTCTTACTGCTGTTAAAAAATTTGCTGATGCTACTCAAGGCACAGACAAACAGTTTATCCCTCACCCTACCACATGGCTCAATGGTGAGAGATGGGAAGACGACATCGAGGACGTTGCACCTAGCAACAGAACCAACACAGATTTCTTAGATGAAATCATCAATGATATGTCGCATAAAAAATTAGCCATAGATAAGGAGTAACACATGGACTACAACCAACGCACATCAATGATAGGTGTCTGGCTACAGGGTATCTTAAAACGCTACACGCCACCATCTAGCATGGATCGTGACACACTCGGTCAAGAGCTTCAGCTTATTGTCGAGGACATCAACAACAATATACCTTCTTCATTCGAGAAGGTAGACTTAGAGGTCGTGCTAAAAAAGATCGATGGTCACGTCCGACAGTATCAAGCTTCTCGTACGTGGCCGACAATCAAGACGTTCATCATGTCAACGAAGACAGCTGTCGACGAATACTCACGCAATACAGAGAGCTTGAAGGTGACATCACAGAGCAAGCTCGACGCAGCTGTACTCATGGTCAAGCGAATCAAATCTGGCGGCGCAATACCAGAGTGGATACTCAACCCTGACTCTATCTATCGACAGCGACTGCTGCTTGACACAGATCTTGTCGAGTCTGACTTCAATAAATATCTTGATCCTACTGCAACAATGCAGTAGACAAGTACATATAAGAGGAGAATAATAATGGAACGTAAAGGATTTATTGGCGGCAGTGACGCTGTCAAAATAATGAACGGCAACTGGTATGAACTCTGGCAGATTAAGACAGGTCGTGTCGAGCCAGAAGATTTGTCACACAAGTTAGCGGTACAGATGGGCATACTATCAGAGGACATGAACCTCGGTTGGTTTGAAAGAGAGTACAGCAAAAAAATATTAGAGAAGCAAGACAAGTATACACGCACACACAATGGCGTGCCGTATGTGGGTACACTTGATGGTGTGCTAGAAGATACCAACGACATTGTTGAGGCCAAGCATACGTTTGCACACAATACATTAGACAAAGTGTGTGACTACTACATGGCGCAGGTGCAGCTGTATCTATGGCTATCCAATATGGATGGTGCATACATGTCAGTATTTTTTGGTAACAACAGATGGGAATGTGCATACGTTAAGAAGCATGACCCATACATAAGTGTAGTGCTTGATGCTTGCACAGATTTCTGGGCGCACGTTGAGAGTGACGATGAACCTATCGGACACGACCAACCAATCGCATCACCTAAGAATCTAGTACCTGTAGATGATATGATTAAACGTGACGCTAGTTCGGACAATCATTTCACATACCTAGCACAAGAATACCTAGAGTTTGAACCTGCAGCTAAGTCATTCGAGTCAGCCAAGAAAGATCTAAAGGCTATAGTTGCCGACAATGAACGTGAGGTATACTCAGATCTATTAACCATACGCCGTGATAAACGTGGCGCATTACGCATTAGCAAGAGGAGTAAGTAATGGAAAAATTAGAAATATGGAACAGACTAAAACATTCAGACCCTAAGTATCTGAAGAAGGTTAGCTTCGGGTCGCGTAGCTTTACAGCTATCGATCCGCAATACCAAGTACGCATGATGACTGAGGAGTT